TCAATGTATAGGTTCTTTTTACCGTTTTCTGTTGCTTCAGTTAAATATTTAACCGATTCAATATGTTCTCTGATAAGTTTCATATTAGTATCCGCCTGGTGCAGTTGTATATGTTGCTTCTTTGGTTAGTTCTAGTACCACAAAACCACCTGTATTAATTGTAACAACAATTGGTTGAGTGTTATTATTAGCTAATGTAGTGTTGAGTGAATCAAACTCAAGAGTACCTGTATTATGCAACGTAACAATTGGCACAGAATTACGAACAATTTGAATATTGCCGTTTGTTGACCATGCAATTTTACGAATATTTGCGGCAGTAACAGTTTCATTGGCACCAGTTGAAAGGTTAGCCAATGCGATAGTAGTTCCAGTATCAATAATTCTAGCTATTGATGCTGAACGAAGTGTGTTTATGTATTCAAATGCCATTTTATCTTAGTCCTATTGATGAGCGTCTACGCATACTCATTTTTCTTTTCATTAATGTGCGGCGTAATTTTGCTTTTCTAGTTGTCTTCCATGACCTTTTTAATAGTCTTGCTTTTCTTAATCTTACTGTTGCGGGTATACGTTTAACTGTATTACCCGATATTCTATAACCTTTAATGGCGGATCGTCTTACATTTTTTTGTATAACAATCTTACCCTTAGCATTTCTTCTAATTCTACGGCGAATCTTTTGGACTCTACCCATCTTAATGATGTTACGATTTTGAGTTGCCTCATCCAAAACTTCATTAAACATATCTTCTGCAACATAACGCTTTGCTTCTGCAAGACGTTTTGCAACTATCTCATTTAGATGAGCAAATAACTTTTCTTTTGCTTCATCTAATTTATTTTCTATTAACGATGATACAAAACTCATTTTGCATGTTTGAAAGCAAAGTCAGATGCTTTCATAAAATGTTCTGGAGACTTGTGTACCAAATCTGCAAACTTCTTTTTGTTATCATCATTTAATGCGTTATGAACTTGCGTCAATGCCGATGCGGTGAAATGGTCAATCTTACGACTATGACCAGATGCAAACTTAACCGACTGTGCAGATTTATCTTTTACTATCTTATGTAGTTGATCCATTACCGACTCTTCCAATTCAACTTCTTCGGCTTGAATTGCTGAACTTACTGGAGTATCATATGGTACAGAGAAGTATTTGTTTAATTGTTTGTTACGATACAATGCAATTTTTGTTCCATCAGGATACAAACGAATCGCTGTTCTCTTTAACAACAAAATATAAGGTGGTGTTGGACCTGGATTTGCTTCATCTAACTGTTCTGCCTCAATAACATCTTCATCTTCTTTAACTGCACGGCGTGCCTGCATATTAATTTGTTTGTTATTAGAAATTAAATCTACCATCTTGTTAAAGAGGTTCTGAATAATCATTCTATCGGCATTGTTGAATGTTGGTTTCTCTTCACTCATCTTATCTAAGATTTTGTGAATACGTTGCATCTGTGCCTTATTGGCCAGACCAGCACGAACCAGAGTGTCAAACTTTGAATAGTCTGACTTCTCTTCTTCAACGATAGATTTGAATTCTAATAGAGATTTCATTATTCTTCTGTGGCAACTTCTTGTGATTGTTCACTACCATTGAAAATGCCTCTAGCAAGTTCAATTTTGCGGCCTTCAAGTGCTTCAAAAGCACGAGCAGAAAGCATATCGTTCAAAATATCTTTGGCACCAGATGCATTGCCTGCGGCCAATTCGTCTATAAATTCTGATGTTGACATAATTATTCCTTTTTATATTATCGCTTATTTAGTAAAGATGAATATTTTTCCACCTCAAAATCTAGTTGTGGAGTCAATGATTCATTCGCTGCATCATCTTGTGTATTATCTACAGGAGGATTAGCCTCTGCATCAGCTTGTTGTTGCTGTTGTTGTTCTGGTGGTGTTGTTGGACCACCAGTACCAGCTGTATCTTCTTTTGCAATTTGTTTCTTCATTTCGGCAATAGTTTCTTTGTCCATTTGAAGAACATTTTTCTGAACCCATTCCATAGAATAGTATCTACCAATGTATGGGTCAACAGTTTGCAATACACTCAGTCTTTCACGAAGGATTTCAGCATCACGCATTTCGGTGAAGTTGTTGTCCTTCATGTAATTATAATATATGTCTTCTTTAAAATCATCCCATTCTTCTAAAGTGCAAATGCCTTTTAGAACGAGTTGTACTCTTAATGCATGGTCAAATATCTGAGAGAACTTGTTACGCAGTCTAATAATAAACTTTGTAAATTTAACTTCATCTCTTGTGACTTCAGTTGTACGACCAACACCAATCATGCCACCTTGTTGTGGTTCTAAACGAGAGATTGGTACATTTAATGCGTTTAATAGTTTCTGTCTGAAGTACTTAACATCTTCCAACTCACCAAGATTTTGGCCTGCAGGTAATGTAGTAATCTCTGTACCTTTACCACCTTCACGGCGTGGCAACCAGAAGTCTTCTAACATAGACATGTGTTTGCGGTCATCACGCAACTCACCTGTACTTGCATCGTAAACCATTTTGTTACGATACTTGGCCATAATATCTTTTAGATATTGTTCAGCCTTACCTTTTGGTAAGTTACCAACGTCAATATAGAAAATACGGCGTTCAGGTGCTCTTGAAAGACGATAGATAACTACCGCATCTTCAATCATTCGCAACTGATTAAGTGGCTTGATAGCCTTATGAATATATGAAATAACGAATGTATTTTTTGCATCCATCAAACCAGAGTTCACATTGATAATGGACTCTGGTGCGATTCTTAAACCTGCATTGACACTACTTGTATATGATTGAGTTGTTGTACCTTTGTCGTTATACACATAGTATTCGGCAATAGATGCAACAATTTGAGCACCAGTTTTTGGGTCTCTATCTTTTTTGATTTCACGGACCTTACGAATCTTTCGTGGGTCAATGTATCGTAATTCTTGTATACCTTCTTTTGGTTTCGATTCATCTACCACAACATGGTAATAAATTCGACCATCGATATACCATCTCTTAAACAAATCATCAGAAAGATTACCGAAGTTTAACATCTTTAAGACATTATGGAATTCTTCTGTGATTTTCTTTTTAATTGTTTCTGGTTGTTTTAAATTATCTAAAACAATGTCTACTGTCTTACCTGAAACATCATGTGTAATAGCCTCATTGACAATATCATCAATTGCCATTTCCAATTCAGGGTGATTTGCCATTTCACGGTATCGTGTGACCAATTCTATTTCATTGCGAACAGAACCTTCTAAGTCAACATATGTACCATAGTGTGCGTTTTGAGTTATTGTTACCGCACCATCATCCATTGTCTCCGTTGGAAGTGCGAATGAAGGTTGCTCAGGTGATTGAACCTGAACAACGTCTTTTTTACCAAGAGTAAAACCGAAGAGCTTGATTGCCATCAAATATCCATTCTATAAAAATTAAGAAAGGCCGAAGCCTTTCTGTTACACAACACCGTCTGCTACAGCTTCCCACCATTGATAGGCCAGCGAAACACTAAATTCTTCGATTGTGTCGTTTGAACCCCAATCAACATCAATTGCAGATACGTCTGTTGGAAATAATCCAACAAATTTACATCTCTTCAATACATTGCCTTGTTTACCAAATTGAGTAACATCACCATCAACAGAGTAACCTAGTGGTGCATTAGCTAATGGATTACGCACATTAAGATTGTGACTATTAATGCCGTTCATCCATCTTTCGAAAGCGTTACGAACAACAAAGTCTTCATCGTTAATGATTGTAATTGTCCAATCAGCAAATGTTCTGTTACCAACAAATTTTAGTTCACGACCAAAATATTGCACTGGCACAACACCTAGCGTAGAGCCAGGTAATTGTGCAGTTTTACACATAAATGTGAGTTTAGTTTGAGCATTTCCTGGCGCAGAAAACGCAGGGAAAGGCATAGAGACTTCAAATAGATTGGGACGAGCACCGTCTCCTACCATCTGAGCTCTAAAATCATTTACATTAAATGCCATTTTTTATTCTCCTGTTTCTCTATTTATTAGAACTTACCAACGACTTCATCGAATGATACGCCTGTGCGTACTGCAACAAAGTTAAGTTGAATAAAGTTGATTGAACGAGCAGGTTTGATATAGATATCACCAATGAATTCATTGCGGTCAATAACTTCACCAGTATTATTGGTGTCATCACAAACAACACGGAAGTCGGTGATACCACGGCGACCTTGTACATCACGCAAGAATGGTTCTACGAGTGCAACAAATTGTGCTCTTGTGAATTGGTCATTAAATTCAAACATTGAGAAACGAGCTGCTCTTGCAATTGCTTTCTCAAGTACAATGAATAGTCTACGAACATTGATGCGGTCAAACGCAGATGGTTTAGATAACATTGTTTTGTCACCAAACAATACTGTGCCTTCGCCTTGGAAGGAAACAATAGGGTTGATACCTTTAACATACAAATCATCACGATTTGTCTTAGTTGGATTCCATGCAAGTTTGATAACATTCTTAATGATACCACGATTCAAACCACCAGGAGAGAACCATGGGTCTCTTTCAAGGTCTGTTCTTGCACACAAACCTGCAACGTCACCGTTTAATGGAACCCAACGGTATACATCATTATACTTGTCGTATTGATATTTCCAGTTAGAATCTAAAACGGCATATGAAGTGCTTGTCAATGTATCACGATAGGTTTTAATATTTGTTGTTTCACTACCAGCATTATCAACACAATTTGATTTTGGTGGTGATAAGAATACCACACAATCTTTTCTTGCTTCGGCAGTTGTAATGAGAGCATTTGGAATTGTACTAGCATCTGATGGACCAGAAACAATTAATGAAATGTCAACGGATTCTGCATTGTTGAAAAAGTCATATGCAGTTACTACGTTTGCAGTTGAGATTGTACCATCAACACCACCAGAGAGTGACGATAACACATTAGCAGTTAGATTAGCAAATGCTGATGCGTTTGCAGTAGAACCCCAAGCTGTGCCTGTTGAAATTGTAGTTGGATGTGATGCCCATTGAATGTATTTTGATTTATTAGCAATAACTTCTTTATAGAAATTGTTGTTACCTGAATCATCTTTTGCATCAGATGCCTTAGACACAAACGGGAATTTTTCAAGAACTGTACCTCTTGTGCCAGAAAATAGACCGTCTTCATCAATAACGACCACATGTAATTCATCAAATGTACCACCTTTGTTTGAAACATATGTGGATGTTCCTGGTGAAGAGGTAAATAATGATGAATATATCCAAGATGAATGAGTGTTTGCATCAGAAGCAGAAACTTTTAATGTGTTACCAATAGCTCCTGCATAACGAGCAAAGGCAATACCAAATGCAGTATTGCCAGTAGAATAGTTATCTAACCAATCATCTTCGTTTTTAATAAGTACCACATTGTTACCACCGTTGGCGGATGCGTTTCTTGTTGTTGTAATGTTTGCAGCACGAACAATTTTTAGATTGCTTGTGTATGCAAGGAAGTTTGCGGCCGAGAACCAATATTCATAATTTGTTGAGTCTGGATTACCGAAAGTAGCGGCAAGGCGAACCTCATCGGAAATCGTAGTAACTTCACCGATTGGACCCCATGCGAACGGACCGGCAAATGCGCCAATTGAAGTGGCGACTGAGGGGACGATTGTAGTCAGGTCAATTTCTGATACATTTACCCCAGGTGATAGCTGAAATGCCATTGGATTTCTCCTTTAGTTGTGAGTCAATTTTTCTTGTATTGTCTATTTAGTTTTTTAGAAAGTTGCAGAGGAGGAATAACCTCTTTCAGTCCAAACATCTCCATTAGTACTATCAATGATAATTTCCTCTTTGAGGCCATTATCAAATATGCCTACTGGAGCTAAATCTTCGTCAACTAACATATTTTGTTCTGCCAACATTAATTTTCTTATATCAATATTAGTACTGTCTTTGAAGAATGTCTGTGCCGTCAACCATGCAAAAATAACTAGACCCATCACCAAATCATCATTGTTTCCTTCTTCCGCAGCATAACTGTCACGGACTCGGACAAAAGTATTCATCTCGGCAATGGTATCAAAATCGTTGACTATTAACTTGTCGTTTTCAACTAATGTTTTTAAGTTGGCACAACCAATTTTCTTAACTGATTTTGTTGTTTTTAAGCCAAAAGATGCAGACCTTTTGAATCCTCCAGAAATACTCTGACCTTTTATGTGATGGTGTTCTAGTTTGTAAATGTTTTCGTATTCTAAATCATAATGTAAAATATCAACCACTTGTTGGCCAATATTGTTTGTTTCAATCAAAACATATGCTTCATTGTATTTCTTTGCAATCGAATAGATTACAGTTGGGAAAAACAATAAAGGTAATTTATTATTACGGTATTTAGCGACTTGTTTATAAGGTGTTTGAGATACATCAAGCACATTAATAGTTGAATAGTCTAAGTTCACACCTTCTGAACAGTCTACTGTCGTAATATAAAGTCGGTCTTTAACAGGTTCCTCATATATATCAAAACCTTCAATTGAGGATAGTGGGTTATGAAATGCAAGACTTCTAAGTTTAGTGCCAGATATCAATGTTGCCGATGAGCCGATAAACTCGGTTTCAAATTCTTGTCTGAATTGTTCTTCAGAAGTGTTTCGTATTGTTTCGCTTTTCCAATCCGCATCACGACCTGGTACTTGAGACCAATGAACCTCAAGTGATTTGTATGTGGATCGTCCCTCTATCGCATCAACCCACATCTTATAGAAATGATTTAATCCACAAGGTGTTGATACAATAATAACTTTTGTAGTTTTACCAGATGAGATAACAGGGTATGTTGAAGTAAAGAAATCATCTGCCATGTTCTTAGGAACGAAAGCAAATTCATCTAGAAAAATTAAGTTGTATGTACCACCACGAACACCAGATGCTGATGTTGCATATGCGGCTATCTTTGATTTGTTCTCTAACTCAATATTACCTTTGTTCCAAGTAATGATACCTTGTTGCAACCATATTGGTAAATACTCATAGGCATATTGAATACGACCTAGAATGTCACGAGCAAGAGCACCTTTGTTTGCAAGAATGGCAATACTGTAGTCATCTTGAAATAAAACTGACCAAAGCATATAACCCACAGTCGTAGTTGTTTTACCAACTTGACGAGGCATCTTTGCAATACAGAAACGATTGTTGTGAAATGTTCTGACCATGTCTTCTTGGAACGGCCACATTTCAAAATTAATAAGTCCTCGGTCTACGTTAACAATTTTAACATAGGTTTTAATAAAATACACCGGGTCTTCAGTACACTTTATAATTTCCGCAACTTGTTCCTCGGTGTAGGATATTTCTACACCAAGTTTTTTTAAGTTCGAATTTCCAAGATATCCACCAGCATCTATCATATTATTTAATAATACTTCTCAACATCCATGATTTCTTTTGATGAGCACCAAGAAGTTCTTGTAAAAAGTTTGATACAGCAGGCTCATTTGCTTGTTCAGCGGCTACTATACCTGCACGAAGGTGTATGATATAACGGTCATTATCTGATTTTAATTGTGTCATCATTTCCATTGCGGTTGGAATAATATCTACTGATTCTTCAATATCTGCCAATTCTAAAAATCTTTCCATTGAACCCGGCACATACGAATCCAAATATCTCACATGTTCTGCAATCAAATCAGTTTGTGCAAACACTTCAGTATAAAATGTGTTTAAGAAATCATGGTATTGAGGAAAATTAGAACCCTCAATATTCCAATGATAGTTGTGTGACTTCAGATACAACGCAAAGTTTGTACCTAAAATTACTTTAAGTTGTTGAATTAATTGTTCCATAGTAATCTATTTATTGTTCTTTAGAAATTTAACTAATTCAGTTGTTGACCCAACAAACACAGCCTTATCTATATTCGTAGTTGAATTGTTCTTTGATTGAGTTGGATCCAAATCTCTTTTGCGTTTTTGAATTTCTAATAAATCTTTGTTTAAGTCACCAAGATTTTTAATAAGTCCTGCGGCAACTTCATATGCTCTTGGATGTTCTGATGCATTAGCCACTTGAAGTAGAGTATCAATTGCACTATTACCTTTTGAAATCAAATCACGAATATTTGTTCGTGCAAATTCAGCATCATCTTCAATAGGTGATTTAACTTCAACTATTGAAGTTTCAAATTGAATAGGTTCAACATCCAATACTTCAGATAATTTTTGATTCAATTTATGCATTAAAATGTGCGCCCAGTAGTTACTGTCTCTGAAAATCCAAATTCATCATCTGGTTCGGCAGTCAATGGCTTTGGTCTTGTTGTTATTGTTGTTGATTTTAATGGTGTTTTGTCAGCAGTTTTAATAGTAAATGTTGCACCAGTAAAATCACCACGAACAACATCACCAACAGCCAAATAATCATTTAATGATTCAACTATTAATATACCATTATTTACATTACTAAAATATGAAACTGTACCATGCACATCTCTATCAGTAACTCTAATTGTTTCTGAATCAGAGAATCGCCCAACACCATTTGCAAAGTCTACAAAGACTTGTTGTTCAAGTAAACTATTTGGTTGAATGTATAGGTTTGTATTGGCCACATTAATAATTTTACCAGTTTTAACTGGAGGCCAAATATGACTTTTTGCGGTAAATTCTAAATTCCAAATAATCAATCTGGTGGCCATCATGTCACCTTCATAATCTACTTCATTTGAAACTGAATTCAGAATGATAGGCATATCATATTTTGGATCCATCAAAGGAATAAAATCAACAGTCACACTAAAATCTGGCGTAAAGAATGGTAAAATTTGTTCTAGTATCTGTGTGCCATCTTCTGTGTTTCTTACATAGATTGATAATGAAAAATCAAAGTTGTAAGGCACAGGAACATATTGTGCATGTACAGTCGTTGCATTATTTGCAGAAAAATTACGAACAGTAGTGGGTAATTTTCTACTTGAATCATAACTCATTCCTGTCATCTCAAATGAAATTCTAGGAACAGTTGTTGCAATTGATTTTGTTAATGATGGGTCAGATGTAATACGAGTTATATATTTTTCTTTTGCACCCCAATTCAAAGGAACTTTAATTGTTTCTTTTGCAGTTAACCCATCTTTGGTATATCGAACCACATAAATGTCATTGAAAACTGTGCCAAATGCGACAACAATTTTGCGTATTGTTCTATTATAAAAGTTAGCATTACCAAGCATTTTTAAGCCTCACCAAAAGGATTAGTTTCACTAAAATCAATTATAGAATCTGATTCACCTTCAATTAAAGAATTATCCATAATATCTTCAAACGCAGTATTGTCGTTGTATGATGTATTTGCAGTACCAAATGAAGTCCAAGATGCACCACTTGTTGCACCTTTTGTTAATGTATTATTTGCAAAAGTTCCTATTGTGCGAATAACATTCAATTTTCTTGTTGCAGTTGTGAAATCATAAACAACTGATTGGAATGTTGCATTTGCCAAAGTTGCTCCCTGATAAGCAATTTCATCTGCTACAAATGTACCTGAACCGCCTGCGGCTAATGTAAGTTGTGTTCTTGCATATGAATCACGAATCTGTTCATCAATTTCTTCATTACCTGTATTAATAACTTCTTCTGAGAACACAAACTGTTTACATTTTAACGAATAAACATATACATTTCCACCACGACCACGGCCTAATGTATAAAACATTGCTTGGTCATTCTCATGTTCTACAAATGAAATTTCAAAAAAGTTTTGAATCAATGGAACATAAATCAAATCACCTTCTCTTGGTCGGATAAGATTTGATGCACCAGTTGCGTACTTGAATCTGCGGCGAGATACTAATAAGGTAAGTTCATCTCTAATCTCTAAGCCAAATTTAGAAATGAAATCACCTTCACCATCCATACCTGAAACATTCTCAAGGTACATTTCAATCGGGTATGCAGTTACATATTGCTTGAGAGTATCTTCTCCATATAACATATCTACAGAATCACGGCTTGTTCTTGGTAGATAATAAACATCCATACCATGAATTTGCATTGCTTCAATAACGAGATCCTCCACCAGTAATTGTTCACTGGTGATTTGTTCTAAAGGAAAGTTATTAAAATATACGTTAGTAGGCATCTTTATCCAGTAAAGATTTCACTTGGCAAAATCATATTATACATTTCTTCTTCAAGTTTATCTATCTCAGCTTGTGCTTCTTGCATAATTCTTGGACCATCCAATGTTACACCACCAGGCATTTGAATACCTGCAAACTTAGAAAGGTTACTACCCCATTGATATTTAATTTTAGCAGTACCATAATTTTTTAGAAACTTATCATTCCAAACATCTGAAACACCGGCTTTAGTCATAGTTACATTAGCAACATTTGCAGTCAAAGCATTTGCAAGAACAATTTCTGTTGGTGAATTAATTTTACGAACTTGAACTTCTTGATTATCAGATAATGTGATGATATCATTTTCAAGTATTTCTTGGTCAAATATTGTTGATGTTCCTGTCATTGTATTAGAACTTGTGTTACCAGTTAAAGTACCTGTTAAGGTAATTGTATCAGGCCGCATTGCTCGCATACATTGAATAACAACATACTTACCCACTTCTGCATCACGTTCCCAATCAATATCAAGGAATATTTTATTTTGTTTACGATTAAATCTAAATTGTGGAGTACCAGAGAATAACAATTCTAGTGTACGAAGATGTTGCATGGTAATTTCATATGATACATACGATACCGATGTGAAATCATAGAGGTCATGCAAACGTAACTGATAACGCAAATCAAACATATTAATTGATGAAGTTGAATCATCAAATGATTGAACAGACATAACAAAGATTACAGGGTCTGGACAAAAAATAAATCGTCTATCAATATCAGCTTGTGTGAATTGATGTTTCATATAAATCTTTTCGCAACCATCAAAATGGTAATCTTCAAAAAATTGAAGTGCGTCATCAATACGGTCTTCAACTTGGTCATCATCCACGTTGATTTGAATAACAGGATGGCCAAGTCTTCTTAAACAGTAATCTTTGAATAATGCTCGTGTTGTAGGTTTTGCCATATTTTATCCTAATGCAATTGAAAGTGCCAAAACATCACCAAGTGTTGCGCCACCAGAAGCAGCAGTTGTTTGTCTTGTGCCGTCATCGAAAATAATACCATTAGCAGAAACATTACCCTTGACACCAACACCACCAGCAACAGTTATTGCACCAGTTGTGTTTGATGTTGATACAGTTGTGTTTGTTACATCAACAGATGATACTGAAACATTAACTAATGTTGGAGAAGTATTGAGAGTAACTGCACCAGTACCAGTAGAAGTTGTTACTCCAGTACCGCCTCTTGCGACTGCTAATGTACCAGAAGTAATTGCAGCGGTATCAATTGCAATTGCGGTGTTTGTTATGACTGAAACACGACCATTGGCAGTTAGTGTTGTTACTGGAACATGTGAAGCATTACCATAAACACCAGCAGTAGCTGATATGGTTGTATAATCAGTATTAGCAAAGACTGCGTTAGCAAATGCTGTATGTGGAAAACCATCTAGTAAATCTGCATCGAGGCCTGAACCAACACCATCAACTGCAAGAATACCATTCAATAATTGTGTATTTGATACTGCACCAGTAACACCTGCAACTGAAGTTACAGGGAATGAAATGGCAGTATTTGTTACGGCACTTACACGACCTTTTGAATCTGTAGTAATAACAGGAACATGTGTTGCGTTTGCGTAAGTACCTGCTGTGCCTACAGCCGCAAGTCTTGCATCATCAATTGTGCCAGAGGTAATTGCAGCGGTATCAATTGCAATAGCAGTATTAGTAATTGAACTGACACGACCATTTGCTGTAAGTGTTACAACAGGCAGATAGGATGCATTGCCATAAACACCGGCAGTAGTAGAGATTGTGGTGAAATCTGTATTTGCAACACCAGCAGTTCCGTTTGCTAATGAGAATACAGAATCTAATCTTCCAGCATCTGCAATATCATAAAAAGTTGAACCATCATTTGTAAATTGCCACTTATCTGTTGTTTCATTCCATTGCAATAATACATTCGCAGAAGAACCACGGTCAACTTCAATGCCAGCATTTACTGTTGGTGCAGATGCTTGACCAATAGCCGCATTAAGTGTAATTATGTTATCAGCAATTAATGCAGTTGTTGTATTTGCGTATACTGTTTGACCAATAATAGTTAGATTACCAGTAACAGTTGTGTCACCTGATATTGTACCACCAGATGAATTAAATTTAGTATTTGAATTATCAAACGCAGACTGTGCTATTACATTAGCAGAATTAGCCTTAGCAAAAGCTGCATCAGCGGTAGTTGTGGCAGTATTGGCTTGATTATATCCAGATTGTGCTAAAACATTGGCAGAATTGGCCTTGTCAAAGGCACCGTTAGCGTGATTGTATGCCAAGCCTGCCGTTGTAGTGGCGGTGTTGGCTTTATCAAATGCACCATTTGCATGATTGTATGACAGACCTGCGGTAGTTGTGGCAGTATTGGCTTGATTATATCCAGATTGTGCTAAAACATTTGCAGAATTAGCTTTATCAAAAGCTGCATTAGCATATGTACCTGCATTGACAGCGTTATTGTTAGCAGTAGTTGCTAAATCATATGCAGTTTTAACTGAAGCTGGTGTAGCTGCATTACTTGTAGAAGTAGATGTAACCGAATCTTCTAATTGAATGACACCAGTTTGTGATGTTGTGCCTGAACGAATAGTTGTATTTGATGCCGATGTTAAACGACCTTTAGAATCAACCACAAAAGTTGGAACAGAAATGCTGTCACCATAACCACTTGCAGTTACTCCAGAATTTATTAAACCAATATCTAATGCATCTGTGCTAGAATTACCAGATACAAATATACCATTGGCAACAGCCGATGTAATTGTAAGTGTATCATTATTTGCATCAGCAACTAAATTTGTTCCATTCGCAGAAACAGTAGTGAATGCTAATTGTGCAGTTTGATTGGCTTTATCAAATGCAGCTTGTGCTGATGTTGTTGCAGTATTGGCTTGGTTATATCCAGATTGTGCTAAAACATTGGCCGAATTGGCCTTATCAAAAGCTGCATTAGCATGATTAAAAATTGTTGAGGCAGTAGATTCTTTAGATAGAGGTATACCACCCGCAGTTGTACCATCGTGTACGACTACGACTTTTTTATCTGTATCTACGGTAAGTTCAGCAACAACACCAGTGAAGGCTGCTGTTTGTGCTGTATTACCTCTTCGTATTTGGACTTGTGTTGACATAGTTGTATTTATAGTGTCCCGTAATCGATGGCATAATAAACTGCTTCTGTGACAAAACCATAGTCAACAGTCATGCCTTGAGCGCCTGGAGTTCCAGCAACCGTAATTGTTTTTGTTGTTGAGTTCGCAAAAACATATACACCAGACTCACCAGTAAAACTAACTTTATCATTTGCACTAGTGGCATTTGCATAAACAGAATTGTTTGGTGTAAAGATTTGACCAAAACCAAAATCAACTGTACCGCCACCGCCAGAACCTGCGTTGGCAGTATATTGTTTTGAGCCGTCTGAGAATTGAACATAACCACCACTATTCGCAACAAATACATTTGAATAGATTACATTCGCACCTGCAATTGTACCACCAACACCAGTACCAGTTGTGATACTATTGACTGTTAAGTTTGCAGTTGTGGCAATTAGATTCGTTGAAACATTAATGTTTCTTACATTAAGTGTCGCAAGAGTTTTATTGAAGGTGAAGTTTGCGTTTGCACCAAAAGAACCAGCATCATTGAACTGGACTTCTGTGGTTAAACCTGAAACTGCTGTGGTTCTAATTGAACCAAGAGTATTTGAAGAAGTTTTATAGTATAGTATTCCATCAGCGAAGTTAAGTGATAACTCGCCGTTTGCTAAGACGCCTAGTGATGGAGTATTACTAGCAACACCAGAACTGCGTAATGCAATTACTGTGTTAGCCATTTTAGAAAGTTCCGCCGACCGATTCGAATGTCAATGGTGTTACATTATTAAAAACAGTTTGTTCTTTTTTAACTTCTACTTTTGGCGTATCTTCTTCTATAATTTCAATACCTAGTTTTTTCTTTTTTGAATTTGGCAACATTTCTTCTAACTGTAAATTGTATTTCTTGTGTGAATCAATTTCTTTTTCCATTGATTCAATTTTATTTTTTAGTGTATCAATTTCGCCTGCTTGTTGATTTACAGCAGTCTGTAATCTGTGTTTATCATTATCGCTGGTAACATTGTTTTGAATGATTCGATTTTTATCTTCCAATTCATTCTTTAAAGAACCAACTTCATTAGATAGACGATTTCTTTCGTCTGCCAAACTGTTATAGTCGCTTTGTTTGGCGGACTTATCGGTCTCAACATTAGCGAGTTTTTGTTCCATTTCTGGAATTTCATTTACTCGCTGTTCAAGAAATTTTATTTGCGTTTGAAACATGAAATTCTGTTTCATTATTGCATTTAAATTTTCTAATATTACCTCATTATAGGCATTGATAAAATTTGCATCGGACATAATATAACCCTTTCATAATAATTTAGAAACTTCCACCGTTAAGGAAACCAAATACTGGGACACCAGCAGAGCTAACTTGTAGTACATGACCTTCAGTTGATGAATTAAGAGACACAACAGCAGAGGTAGATGTTGCACCAGAGAGAAGAACACTATTAGCAGTAAATGATGTTACACCTGTACCACCTTGAGATACTGTAAATGAACCACCTGAAATTTGTGAAGCAGCAATTGAAATAGCGGTGTTGGTTACATTAGTTACACGACCATATGCATCAGTTGTAATAATTGGAACATGAGAAGCATTTGCGTAAGTGCCGGCAGTACCTTTAGTTGGTAGTCTTGCATCAGCAATTGTACCAGAAGTAATTTGAGCAGTATCAATCGCAATGGCTGCACCAGTTGCCGCAGTTACTCGCCCGTATGCATCAACAGTAAGTGATGAAATTGTATTGGCAGCAGCAAGACCACCAGTTAGTGTGTAAGTTGAATTTGCTAATGAAGTCAGTCCAGTAGCACCAGCAACAAGTAATGCACCTGTTGTATATGATGTTGAACCAGTACCGCCTCTTGCGTAAGCTAATGTACCTGAAGTAATTGCAGCCGTATCAATTGCAATAGCAACACCAGTTGCAGCAGTTACACGACCATATGCATCAACTGTGAGTGATGAAAGAGTATTCGCAGCAGCAAGACCGCCAGTTAAAGTGTAAGTGCTGTTTGCAAGAACGGACAAGGCACCAGTGCCATTGCCCATGATGATACCACCAGTAGTGAATGAACCTGCACCAGTACCACCATCTGCAACTGCAATATCAGCAGAAAGACCCGAAACTGTACCACCAGTAATATTTGCAACTAATGTAGCAGTAGAATATGTTGATGGGTCTACTGAGTTTGCAGCTGATGGAACAGTTGTACCACCAGTTAAGAGTTTATATTTACCAGAATCGGATGCATCACGGAACAAAGTGGTATATTTTGTTGTACCATCATTGTATTGACCAAAGAAACCGATATCGACTGCATCAGCTGCGTTGTTTGCGGCAAGTTGAATTAATGAATCTTCAACTTTCATTGTTTCAACATCTTGTGTGATTGTGTTACCAGAGATAACTAAGTTACCTGTAACGGCCAAATCACCAGTGATTGTACCACCAGTTGTTCTGAAAACTGTGTTATCAACATCAACTAAGATTGAATTGTTAGCATCAACTGCAACAGTTGTGATACCATCACGACCAACAATTGTTAATGTTTCGCCACCAGCAACTGTACCTGTTCCTGTATCACCTGCAATACCAAAACTTGTTGAGATTGCCACATTGGCAGCAGAAGTCAATCGACCTTTTGAATCAACAACGAATGTAGGGATTTGTGTTGCACCGCCGTATGTGCCGGCAGAAACACCTGTTGAACCAAGTGTTAACGGAATGTTTGCATTTGCAGAACCGTCAATTGAGACAGTACCATTTGCATCACCAGAGACACCAATTGTTCGTGCAGTCTGCCATGCGGCCGCAGTATTCGCATTACCAAATAGAGATGCTTTAACTGCTGTTGCAGAGAACATACCTGATGCATCTCTTTTAACAATCGTAGAATTTGTATTTGCATCAGTAGCGGCATCTACTAGGTCTGTGTAGTATTTACCACCAATTGCGATAACTTGATTACCGGCAAGGCCAATAAAAAGTTTGTTAGAACTATTAGAATATGCGGGTTCGCTAACATTCAGCGATGCTGGTGTTGCTGTACTTTCAGAATATTTTAGTTGTATCACCGTGTTAGCCATTTTTTGCCCTTTGTTAGGTTTCTTATTATTTTATTGTCTATTTATGCGAATAGTGATTTAGAAACTACCGCCTACTATTGAAGTTACTGTAACTGTAGCTGTTATTGTTTTACCTTCAAATTTGCCATTCGCAGAACTATAAACTAATCCTTGACCATCAGCAACATTGGCAACATCAACATTCGTTAATGTACCTAATGAAATATTAGAAGATGGTGCAACACTAACAGAAGTAGAAGTTTTGTTTGCAGGCTTTAACGATACAGTTGTGGCTGCATTGTTAACAATAGTTACAGTTGTTGCCATTATCGTGTAACAGAAGGAAGAATAGTTGCAATGCCTTCAACTACCCTAGTTTTAACACTTGTTGGACTGGTAATAAGGAGGTCATATAACATTCTACCAGGAGTTAGATTTGCAGTATTGGCTGCTGTCATAGCCATAGTAATTTCTCCATTGGCCGCATTACTGACTGTTACAGTAAAATTATTTGCGGTCGATGAGTAGTATGACTTACGAAGTTGAGCCGCAGCGGTATAACTTGTAAGATTTGTGAAAGCACCGGTAGAATCATTAACGGTGATTACAGTTGAGAAGGACGCACCCTGCTCAATATTGATTTCGGCAAAACCTGCGATTTTAGTTCTCCTCGGGTAATATTAATATTATGTTCTATTTATGTCTTACCGAAACTAAGGCAATAAAAAACCCCACCGAAGTGGGGCTATATTTGAGTGACGATTGTTTATTCGTCAGCAGGTTCTGGTGTATTGCCTTCAGCCACCCACTTCAAATATTCAGCGTAGTCTGTGTTAGCGTTATCGAAAGGTATGAAAGCACCATCAGACAAACGCTGAACAAACTCTAAACCTACTGAATTTTTAAATAGTTTATACATTTTTATAACTCCGCAGAAGCAGTAAAACAAGAACCACTACCAGTGTTGTAGGTGTAACATCTTCCTGAACCACTAGAAAACAATGCCAAACAAAATAAATCTGTGCCAAATGTTAAAGGCACAACACCAGTGGAGTTAGAGTCAGTCCAAGTTCCAACCCGTGTTACTGTTGCCGTAGCCCTTTTCAGTACCAAATACTTTATAAGAAACTCAAATTCTTGCGTTGACGCAGTTGCATTTACTGAAATCAGAAAACTAGCTTGAACTGGCGCAATAATTTCATAATACCTCTGACACAAAGCCAACTCAGTACCATAAGGTCTGTAATCAAAAGATGTTGCGGTACTGCCTTTTTCTAGTTGTACGCCTGTGATGTACCAAGTAGCACCATTAGTACCTACAACAGAGACTGCACCAGTTGCGGATTGATAGTTTGCGCCAGCCCATGCACCAGCAGTCCCACTTTGGTCTGTACCCATTCCCATACTAAAAATAACATTAACACCAATGCCATTTGTTGTAAGCCATGTTCCGCTAGTATCGCCAGCAATAGTTACAGTTTTTTGTTCCCAAGTATTTGCAGAACTAATTGTGTAAGTGAATGGATAAGAGCGGTTATATGATGAATTAGTAAATGAACCACCAAATGTTCCAGTAAGACTAGAGCGCACCCAAAAGGATAAAGTTACTGATGATGCACCAGCCGCACCCCAACCCATATCCGCAAAGTTATATCCTTCTATCGGTTGCAAAACTTTAAAGTTATCACCACTAAGAACTGTATATGCAGAAGATGAGGTTATTCCTAAATAATTTTTAAATCCTGTTGGTGGTGTTACAGAACCAGCATTTTGCTGTGCTGTAAATTTACTTGCTTGTTGTCCATAAATATTCCATCTATCTGTTACATACAAATTAGATGTTGTATTAGTAACACTAGCCCCCGCATTACGCTGGTCAATTACCATCGCACCATTGATGATTCTGTTCCTCATACCAAAACCAAGACCCGCAGCATTCATATAGTTCTCAACAGCACCAGTTTGAATTGCTGAGTTAGCAATTGTGTTTGCTGTGATTACAGAACCATTGACAGAGGCAATCTGTGAGCTAATGATGTTGCCACTAATCTTTGTGTTTGCAATAGAAAGAATTTTGTCACTTGTAATTGCAGTAGCACCAATAGAGTTGGCAATATCAACACCACTTGTATTAGCAAAGAATAGTGTAGCACCAGTATTACTCTTAATACTGAAGTTATTATCCGAATCTAGTGTAATCGAACTTACTGTTATTGAACCGGCCATATTATATTGTCTCCAAAGCCACGATGCGGGCGGTTAGTGCGGTGATTGTTTCGGCTTGTGTGTCGTTTATTGCTTTTAGTTCTTGGATTGCTTTAAATGCAACAGCAACAAGAGAACCATAGTCAACACCAAGTTGTTTTTCTGGATCACCAGATACAACTTCTGGAATTACTGTTTGAAGTTCTTGTGCAACAAAACCCACAAAGTCACCAGCAACATCATTCATCTGATAACTTCTAGGTTGCATCTTTACTACATCAGCAAGACCATATTTAATATCAACAATGTTCTTTTTCAGTCTTACATCAGAAGCATTTGTCCATGCGCCAGCGGCAGACAACGAAGCATAGTTACTACCATTATGAACATACATAGTGGCATCACCAGCATTAAAATAGAATATTCTGTATTGAGTAGAGGAGGTTCCATAACCTACTGAGATACCATTACCATCGGCTTTCACAAACAATGGTGGTCCAGCTCCAAAAGCTGGAACGCTTGTAGACCCTATCATCACATGACCGCTAGAGTCAATACACATTCTGTTAGTAGCACCATCATTAAATTCTAAATATCCGCTACCTACGGCTACATTTTGACCAACATTCCAACCAGCATTACCATTACCATCTTTCCATAAAACACGACCGCTGAATGTAGTTCCTGCCGTTGCATTTTGCAAAACTAAAGTTGGATATGACCCTGAGCCATGCGCTTTAACTGCGGCAATATCACCTGCAAAAGAAACTAATTTTCCATAAGTAGAGGGACTAGTAGTACCAACCCCCACATTCTGTGAAGTATCAACAGTAATCGCAGTAGTGCCAGCAGACTGCAAAGTTAGCGCAGTAGCAGATGCAGATGAAAGCGAACTGATAGTCGGAGTTGTAATCGTAGGGCTAGTTCCTAATACAACCGCACCCGTACCCGTAGAAGTCGTTACTCCCGTACCACCAGAGGTAACAGGTAGAGCGTTAGCCAATGTCACCACTTGCGATGAACTTATGCTCAATCCGGTAACACCAGCAGTTTGAATTGCTACTGTGTTTGCTGATGGTAAATAAAGTTTTGATGTTGCAGTAGCATCTAGGTTAACATTACCACTAGTTGGTCTTAAACCAGTTGCATCAATGAAAGCAACGGCAGTATTCGCAATCTTTAACGCAAGATTGGAATCAGCATTTATACTATCAACTTTAATTTGTCCTGCCATGGTTAACCTTTATCCTTGCAATTATCATTGTGCCATCTTTTAATGTTACCAGCAATAGTAACAACACCACAGTAAACACATTCATGTTTCTGTTGATTTAAAGCACCTAACGAGTTATTTATTTGCATTTCTTTTGTTCTTTTCACACCCAACATTGGATGTGGATTTGTTTTAAACCATTCTTTTCTTGCTGCTGATATTTTTTTACCAACTTCAGGAAATTTCTTACCTTTGTTTGTAGTTTTAGCTCTACAATCTTTCGTCTTTAGAATCTCACTCATTTTTCGGCGAGATTCTAATGTATGTTTTTTACCATAAAAAGGATTTAATTCACCTGGTCCTACACCTAAACCTCTGTCTTTTTGTTTTACTCTATTGAAAAAAAGGGTATTATTGGCAACATCAAAAAAATCATGCATCTCAATTTCATATAGATTAGCATCCATTCTATTACTAAACCTTTTCAATATAATCTTATTGAACTGGTCTACACCCAATGTTTCAACTTCTTCTGTTAGGTATTTAGATGACCCCATATAAGAATCATTACCTATCAATCCTTCACAACTACGAACACCTATGTAATATTTCTGTTGATTGGATAAAGTGTTTTTCTTTTCAATTAAATAAACATAGTGGTTCATGGTATTTTATTTAGTTTGGTTCGTCTGCGGGAGTAGGCGTGTTGCCCAACTCAAGCCACGCTAAATATTCTGGATGTTGTTCTGTGCAAGTTAGACGGCAAACATTGTCATCATCAATGCGAGCAAGTATTTGCACACCATCCATTGTTTTATGTAGTAACTTGTAAATCATAATTCGGCACTCCATGCTAAGTATGCAGATGTTGAACCAGCCCTTAATCCCACTCCTTGACCAGCAGTTAAGCCACTTGCTACTGTACATTCAACCCTTGCACTATTTGTAGAAGCTGTTGTAAATACAGGAACGGCAGATAAAGCAGCCGCAGATGCCGCAAAAACAGTTTGATAATTAGCCGCAGTACCCGATTGTTCTAGTGCAGTCGGGTTAGTTCTCATTGATACAGGAAATGGTACGCTTACTGCGGCAACAGTTGTAGAAACGCACCAACCAACAGCAAACAAATCACTACTAGTTGCCGCTTTTGTTTTGTAATAATACCGCTGGCACAAACTCTCTTCCGTACCATAAGGTCTGTAATCAAAACTCGTTGCTGTACTGCCTTTTTCTAGTTGTACGCCTGTGATGTAGAAAGTTGCGCCATTTGTTGCTACTACTGATGTAGCGCCTGTGGCTGAGAGATAACCTGATGCCGCCCATGCCCCTGCTGTTCCGCTGTATGTAGAACCAACACCAAGACCTAAAGTAATATATATACCAGCACTACTACCTGTTTCCCAAGTTCCTGCTGTTGGACCAGCGACAGTTAATGTTTTTTGTTCCCAAGTATTTGCTGATGATATTGTGTATGTAAATGGATAAGAATAAACAAATGTGTTGTTTGTAAGAGAACCGCCAAAAGTCCCTGTCAAACTTGAATACACCCAAAACGATAAAGTAACTGATGATGCGCCAGCCGCACCCCAACCTAAATCTGCAATATTAAACCCCTCAATACATTGCCTAATAGAAAAATAATCACCACTTAAAACAGAATACGCAGATAAAGAAGTTGCCCCAAGATATTTAGTAAAACCAGTTGGAGGTGTTACTGCGCCTGCGTTTTGTTGTATTGATATTTTTGACGTTTGAGAAGACTGTATAGCCCATCGGTCTAATGTGTACTGTGGGTTAATGGTAGGTATAGTAACACTAGCCCCTGCGTTTCTCTGGTCAATCACCATCGCACCATTGATGATGCGGTTCCTCATACCAAATCCCAAATTTTGTGAATTCATATAGTTTTCAACAGAACCGGTCTGGAAAACTGTATTACTTAAAGTGTTACTGGAGATTTGTGAACCGGTAATTGTACCAGTCAGTTGTGTATTAGCAACATTAGCAATTTGAGATGCTGTAACTAAACCAGTGATTGCAGTATTACTTACAGTACCATTGGCACCAATCATCTTAACACCAGTATTGCTAAAGATACCAGAAACATTCATGGTAGCAATTTGAGATTGCTGTACGTTTAATGTTATAAACGCATTATCTGTATCAATCGTATCAACTATTAATTTACCAGCCATTTTTTACCTTAAAATATTGTCCAAGTGGAATTATTTGCCACCGTTACAGTAACATTGTTTGCGATTGTTAAAGGGCCGGCAGAGGACGCATTATAACCTGTTGTGATGCTGACATTGGTTGTTAATGTAGAAGCATTTATTCTGACTATACCATATGTATCTGCTGCCAAATAAGGTGTGGTTACGACAGAACCACCAAGGTAAATAACTTCAATGTTATCTGTTGCACTTGGCGGTGCAGTTGTAAAAACTATTTGACCATTGATTACCGCATATGAATCAGTCTTCTGTTTAACACCAGTGATAAAGACTAATACAGATGCTTCATTGCCATATTCATGTGCTAAATTGAAAGTTGTGGTTGAGCCTGTTCCTGAAAAGAACTGACTTCGTATTGCACCACTTACCGGAGAGTTGCCAAGATAAGAAATTTTAGTTCACCTTAATTAAATGGCCTATATGACCGGTTTCTTTAACTTTTTGCCATTGTTCTTTGGCATATGTTTTAAATTTGTTTCTGTATTCGGTATTTATGTAGTCTTTTATTCGACCTTCAACCATACCTTTTTCTTTAGACACTTGAATATTTTCTGGTCTAATTCTGTAACTTTTTTCACCATCATTCATCCAAACTAAAGTTGATATTGTTTTATTAGCTCTATCTCTTTGTTCTTTTGTAAAAACTTGTTTTGCTCTTGCAACTCTAATCTTTTCTTTGGTTTCTTCGGACCTTATTTTACCAGAATTTTTTAAAATAATTTTTTTCTTAGTTTGTTCTGATGTATATTTTGCGCCATAGCCACCACCCTTTAAATTTAAACACTTATTATCAGATTCAATCAAATTCAATGTTACCATTTTTCCTTCTAATTCATAGATGTATTCTGGTGTGCTTATAACTAAAACTTCATATCTAAAATTATCAGCACCATGTTTCTTTACTTGATTGCGGATTCTGTCACCAGAACCCCAATATAAATATCCGTTTGACTTTTTTTGATCCAAACCATTATGTTTACCAATATAATACTCATCAGTTAGTTTATTGGTTATTTTATAAAGGTGTGCTACAGACAAAATGTGTTCCTATGTTATACTGTATTTATGATGATTTAGGATACTTAGTCTTAACTGCTTCACATTTTGCGAGATATGCAGTCAACTTAGTTTCGTCACCTTTAGATTGATGATATAGTGCATCCGCCAAATCTGCGAGTAAAGGATATTCACGCTGACGATTTTCTATGTATGCTTGAGAATCAATGTAGGCTTGAACTGTGGCTTCATTGTAGATAACGGGATTGCCTTGAGCATCAAAAGCATCATTGCCATTTATAGTAACAACATTAGTGTAAGTTTTATAAATTGCATCATATTTGTTCATGCGGCTATCTCCATAAGAGTAATAGATGAAGGTGCGCCAGGATTTGCTGTTATTGAAGCGCCTCCATTTGTTCCTAATTTAAATTGTGTTTTGTATGTAGTGGAACTTGTTGTATTTGGAGAATCAAGCCATGTGAGTGGAGTTGGTCTGAATACATTTATTCCAGAACCACCGTAATCATAGGCAAATATGTTTCCGTTATCAGTTGAATTGGGCGCATATATGGCAGTTGCGCCTCTTAATAACTGCCACATACCAGTTGCATAAGGATTGCTTTGGTTGGTGACTTGCATTCCTTGCATTACTATAACAAGAATTTTACTTGTTGCACTTGTTGGAGTTATTGATGCAGTTAAATTACTATCTACATATGAAGCAGATGAACTAGTGCTTGCGGTAGTTGATGTTGTATTCTGTACTACCTGCAACACACTACCAGCAGGTAATCTAGTTCCTGGTAATGTACCAGAAGTAATCAAAGTAGCATTAGCTGACCCAATTTGTGCAGCTTGAATCAGACCAGTCAACTGAGTATTAGCAACCGATGTAATCTGAGCCGCAGTAATATTACCAGTAATCTGAGTATTGGCAACAGAAGTAATCTGTGAGCTAATTATGTTACCAGTGATTGCAGTATTCGCAACACTTACCGCATTGTTTGTTGCAGATGTGATAACACCACTACCATCAAATGTTAACGAAATGGTATTAGCGGAGCCACCAACGGTGACTGAAGTTATATTATTCGTTGTTGCGAATAAAGAAGGCGAAACTTTCGTAAGGGACACTTTATGTTCTCTCTATTAGTCTTTTATTTATAACAGTTAATTCAATAGTCTTTATAGGCCAACTTTTGCTTTGAGTGCCACAATCTCTGCGGCTTGTCCAGTAATCAAAGCGGCTTGTGCGTCAACAAGTGCTTTGAGTTCTTTTATAGCATTAATCATGTACCAAGTTAGGTTGTCAGGGTCTACCGACAAAACACCCGTTGTTTCTTCTTTTACACAATCAGGTAAAACGGCTTGTAATTCTTGAGCAATAACGCCTAATTGAACGCCTGTATTTGGCACAGCACTTTCTGGTTCTAATTCTGTAACTTCTTCTGGTAAACGATACTCAAAGTTACGAACACGCACAGCCGTAATTTTGTTTAGACCATCTGTATTGTCTACAATATTCTTTTTGAGTCTGCGGTCAGATGTTGTTGACCAATTAGCAGAGTTATTACCTTGATACATACCTCCACCATTAGGATTTATAAAACCCGTTGACGAACCTTTTCCTGTAGGATTGTTTGTACCAATAACAATTTCGTAATTACCTGCTAATGCACTATTTTGTGCAGTTGCGCCAATAAGAATATTAAATTCACCAGTAGTTGCTCTAGTTGTTCCAGCACCTTGACCGATAAAAATATTTCCTGATGCGGTGTTGTATTGCCCCGCTTGATAACCTATTGCTACGTTATTAACAGCACTTGTATTTGAATAAAGTGCTTGTGAGCCTATTGCAACATTTTGTGTGCCAGTATTGTTGTAAAGAGCCTGATAACCTACTGCTACGCTGTTTGCTGCTGTGGTGTTGGCATTAAGTGCTTGATATCCTACTGCGGTATTGTTAGAGCCTGTGGTGTTGGCTACAAGTGCTACTCTACCTATTGCGGTATTGTAAGAACCAGTAGTATTTACATTTAATGCCGCAGAACCTACTGCTAAATTGTGTGAGCCAGTTGTGTTTGCCGCAAGAGTATTGTGTCCAAGAGCAGTATTGTTTGTGCCTGTGGTTGCCAAATATAAAGCACGATAACCAACAGCAACAAGTTCATTATCTCCAGTATTTGTGTATCCTGCTTGATAACCAATTGCTGTCGTGTTTGACATTGTTTGATTGCTATAATTAGCCTGATATCCTACTGCTACATTGTTAGTAGCTGTGGTATTGGAATATCCTGCTTGATATCCAATTCCAATATTATTTGTACCAGTGCTATTTGTGTATCCTGCTTGAGAGCCAACAAAGACATTTGGTCCTGCTGTTGTGAAATATCCTGCTTGATATCCAATTGCTACAAGGTTTGTACCTGTACTGTTTGTGAATAAAGCACTACTACCCAATGCGGTAGAAGTTGCTACTCCGCCACCACCAGAAAATCCTGTGGTTCCGTCTAATACTAATGGCATATTATATTGTCTCCAGCGCCACGATTCGGGCGGTTAGTGCGTTGATTGTTTCGGCTTGTGTGTCGTTTATTGCTTTTAGTTCTTGTATAGCAGCAGTTAGTGTGGCTACTAGGAATGAAACATCAATGCCTTGATGGATTGGTTTTCCATTTTCATCAACAGCATCTTTAGTTCCGTCAACTGCTTGTGGAAATACTTCTGCCAATTCATGCGCTATAAATCCTTCACCATCAGAGCCATCAACTTTCCATTTATATGTAACAGGTTTTAATTGAGCAACTTTAGTTAACGCTCCAATTATTGGTGCGATGTTTTCTTTTAGTCGATAGTCGGATGAAGTGTTATAAGCAGTAGCAGAACCAGTTACAGATACAGTACCAACAGCCGTTCCGTTGTATTTAAATTCTAGAATTTGACCTGTTGAGGTATTTCTATTAAGAATCATGTTAAGACCTGGTGCTGTTGTCCCTATTGGATAAGTCGCATCACCAATTTTTGCGTATGTACCAGTAGTAGCAACCCATGTTTCTGTTGAACCAGTAGTACGAAACCATGAGTTACCGCTGGAGTCGATACGCATACGCTCTGTATCTGCTGTTCTAAAAATCATGTTTGCAGACTCACGCTGAATTAATAGCGCATCGCTTCCACCAACTGATGTACCAATAATAAACCCATCGCCAGCCGTCTGCCCAGTTGCAGAGTTTGTAAAGTGTATATGTGCGGCATTTGCGCCACCGTATATTTCAAACACTTTCCCCGTTGATGAAGTATCAGCAATAGAGGTTGTTCCAATCCCCACATTCTGTGAAGCATCTATTGTTAAAGCCGTAGCACTAGAGGACTGAAATGCTAATACACCAGAATTATCAGGAGTAATAACTACGCCTGCTGATGTTGATGCGTTTACCGTTGCTACCATTTTATATTACCTGTTGTGATATTTGTTGTAGTCATTTTTATCCTTTTGGATACTTTGCTTTAACTGCTTGGCAGTCGGCTATGTATTTGTCAATCTGTGCTTGGTCACCTTTGGCTATGCCGTCTAGGTAGTCAGTCATTGGGGGATACTCAGCTTGACGTTTGGCTATGTATGCATGAGTATCAATGTAGGCTTGGACTGTGGCTTCGTTATAGGTAACAGGATTGCCTTGTGCGTCAAAAGCATCATCGCCACGGATGACAGTTACTTGTGGATATAGTTTTAAAATTGCTCTTTTCATATCAATCATGCCGCTATCTCCATAAGTGTAATTGTTGAAGAACTATTATTGTATTGAAGCCTAATACCAACGGAAGCTGATTGAGATGCTACTTGTGTTTTATATGTAGTGGCAGATGTAGTTGCTGGACTATCTAAATAACTAGCACTTATTGAGCCTATAGCATTTAATGCCGTGCTATTTGTAGCTGCACCAGTTGCCCCAAATGTAAGTATGTCTGTGCTGTTTCTAACTAATTTTAATTTAACAAAGTTATTGCTATCGAATTTTGCACAATCTGCTTGCGTTACAAGAATTAATATTTTACTTGTTGCACTTGTTGGTGTTATTGTTGCCGTTAAATTTGTATCTGCAAATGATGTAGAGTTAAAATCTGATTCTGTTGAATAAGTAGCATTTACCACTTGTAACACACTACCAGCAGGCATTCTAGCACCAGCGATTGTTCCTGTTAACTGAGAAGCAACAATACTTTTATTAGTCAGAGTATCTGTGGTTGCACGGCCGATTAGTGTATCGGTTGCGGTTGGTAAAGTTAGTGTAGGCGTACCTGCTACTGCTGGTGCAGTTATCGTTACTGCTCCGGATGTGTCGCCTGAAATTACTACTGAAGCCATTCTTATTTCCTATCCAATGTTTTTTTCACAATACAACCCATCTTGAGTTTGCACTAATAGTCACAGTATTTCCACTATTAATTGAAATTGGGCCAACAGAAAGTCCACCATTATTTGCGGCAATAGTTACATTTGAACTGATTGTTAAACCATTATATGCTATTACATGAGTATTTTGAGAATCACTATATTGACCTCCTGCACCTGAAGCTAATTTGATAGCGGTAATCGAACCGTCAGCAATATCAGCGGTAGCAATTGCACCGTCTTGTAGAATACCACTTGTAATTTTTTGAATTGGCATTTAGTCTTTACTCTTTGTATTATTTATACTTGTTGTGCGGCTACTTGTGCTTGATATGCGGCAATGACTGCTTCTGTCCACGCTGCGTTACAAATTGCAACTACATTGGCGGGTTGACCAGTTAGGTCTTGACCAGGTGTTAGGCTGGTGCGGTGGTATGTTTTAGCAATTTCATCACCATCTTTTAGGATGCGTGTTGCTTCCCGATATAATACAATACCGTTTTCTGTGACCGTGATTTGGTCTACTGTTTTTGTTTCTGTTAATGTTGACATTATATTTTTTCCTTTTAGTCCGTTGCAATAGTGATTACAAAACTAATCCAGCTGGAAGACGCATTTCCTGATGAAGTTATTTGTGTACCAGTACCCATTGTGTAGTATTCAACAGTATTTCCTGAGCAATATGGGCTAGTGTTTGTAATTACAGCAAGACTTGAATATGGAATACCACCACCGCCATAAGCACCGCCACCAATATTGCCCTGTGAAAATGGCAATCCTATAATTGAAAATGCACTAGCATTTGCAGTACCACTAAATTGAATTCGGGCAGAAATATTTACAAATCTACCAGCTTTTGTATACCATCCATGTTGAGCGGCATAAGTTACTCCTGTATATCCACCAGAAATAGTTGGTGTCCAAGTTCCTTCTTCATAATCATCAAGCGTGTTTGCATTGGATGATGCTGATTGAGATGCAGGAAATGTAATACCAGAACCACTTGTAGATGGTGTAGCACCACCTACTCCAATAACACCAGTAACAGAAACATTACCATATAGTGTAGGATTAGGTGTGATTTGTGAGCTAATAATGTTACCAGTGATTGCAGTATTCGCTACTGAGATTGTACCAGTAATCTGAGTATTAGCCACCGATGTAATCTGTGAGCTAACAATATTACCACTAATCTTTGTATTTGCAACTGAAACAATTTTCGCATTAGTAATAGAACCATCTGCGATTTCTGTTGCGGTAACTGAACTTGCCTGTAATGCAGTAACAGTTGAAGTTGTTCTAAATCCAATATGTCTTACTACAACATTCGCACCGTTATCTGGTGTGCCTGTAAATGTAATTGTGCTACCAGACAAAGTGTAGTTTGTTGGTGCAGTTTGAATAACACCATCAACTGAAACTATAATAGAGTTTGCAGATGCAGGTGCTTCTGTAAGTTCTACTGTTGTTCCTGTACCATTTGCAGTAACGGCATCAACAGTAAATTGTTTGATATTGTTTGCGAGTTTTGCATATGTGATTGAGCCATCTGGAACAAATGCATAGTTCGATATGCCAGAACCACGGTAAATAACATAGATGTTATTAGTACCTGATCCTGGTGCTTCTGTAAAAGTTAAAGTATAACCATTGACTGAATAAGAAACGGTTGGTTCTTGTGTAACATTCTCAACAACAACATCAATATCTGTTGGAGATACAACCTGTCTTGCAAGAGTAAATGCTGTAGTCGAAGCATCACCACTAAATCGCTCAGCATCTAACTGAGGGACACTAGCTCTTGTTGGGTCGTAACCAGGTGCGACTGCGCCAATGTATGCCATTTATGTACCTTATGCTATTTCTAAAAGTGACGCTATCACGTCCATCGAACCGTTGGCGCTTGTTGTTACTTTTAGAACATCTGCAGCCTGTAAAACAACTTTTTGGTCTCCGCCGATTGGGACAAGAGTAGACCCTGTTAATATTGGTGCGTTGGAAATAATAGAATAATCAACGGCAGAACGAGTCAAATACACATTTGCGGTGACTGTACCGGCCGATTTGTTTGAAAGTGTCAACCCAATAAGAGTTGTTTGTGTAGCAGAAGGACAAGTGTAAATTGTATTACCACTTGTTACAATATTTGCTGCTACGTTTGATTTGAAGGTGTTAGCCATTTATATTTTTCCTTGATATCCTATTTATGTATTTATCCTAGTGCAATTGAGAAAGCAAGAGAAGTGCCTTCGGCTTCAGCGATTCTATTATAAATTGCAGTATTTGCCGTTCCCACTAGAGATGTAACATTCGCAATATTAGCAGTTAAAGTGTTTGTTACATTGGCATTACTGAAGGTTGAATTTCCAGTAACAGTCAATGTTCCAGAGATATTACCAGTTGTTATATTACCGGTTGTAGCAGATAAAGATGTAATGTTACCTGTTGTGATATTACCAGTAGTTACTGCTAGTGTAATGATATTACCAGTAGTGATATTACCAGTAGTAATTGTTGCGGTTGTAATCTGTGCAACATTTGCAGTAAGTGTATTCGTTACATTGGCATTACTAAAGGTTGAATTACCAGTTACAAATAAAGTATTGCCGACATTGATAGAACCATTTGCGTTGATATCATCGAAGCCGATTGTGTCAAGTACAATGTTACCTGATACAGTAAGATTGCCAGAGATTGTAGTATCACCAACGACATTAAGAGTATTACCTACAACAAGATTGGTGTTGGCATAGAAAGTTCCGCTAATATTATCAGTAAGATTATTAGCGACTGTGATTAAGTCTTGTGTTCCAATCAGCCATTGTTGAAAAGTATTGGCTGTTGTTAAATAATTAATTGCCATTTAACTTTCCTGTATTGACTAATTGAACTAACAAATTTTTGATTTCCGACATATCATTTTCTATTTTATCTAAGCGGTCTTTAGTTTGCACTTGTTCAGCTTGTTGTTTCTTTGCAATTTCTCTTTTCATTAGGTAATCATTTAGTCCTGATTTATCTGTATTTAGAATCGCCTTGGAATGAATATCTCTAATAAGAGCAGTATCACCTATTCGTACATGTTGACCCATATTATGTTCCAGAAGGTAAAGCAATTGCTCTTAAATCTCTTACTTTTGGAACATCAGTTGTATCTGTACCAGACATAACAATCTTAATAGCAAAAGTTTTGAATGTGTTAAATGCAGTTGAACCAGATGTATATGAAATTGAATTATTGGCCGCAGAAGAAGATCCTGGTGCAAAACTCAACTCTCTATAGTCTCTCTTGTTAGTAGAAACAAAATTAGGATTACCTAATTGTGTCATCAATTGATATGATTTATTATCAAACACTTCTGAATCAGATCCAGACAATAGTTTATAATAAACATTGATTTCAGAACCAGATGGTTTGTATGCAGTCAAATAAACTCTTAGGTCACCAGAATCAAATCCATCGGCAAGAGTAACACGCCTTGTCATATATCTAGTTGCAGCATTACCGCCAGTTTTCTTATCTTCACCATTGTATGTGACTGATGCACCTGAACCACCACCAGAACCTGGAGTTATTGTAATTGTTGGTGAAGTTGTATAACCCGTACCACCACTTGTTACAGTAATAGCCGTAATAACATTTGATGCGACTGTGGCTGTTGCAACAGCACCTGATCCGCCACCGCCACTAATCGTTACAGTTACATCGGCAGAGTTTGCATATGCAGAACCTGAGTTCGCAATTAAGAAACCTGAGTTCAACAAAGGTAAGGCGTTGATATAGTTATCAACTAAAATTGTTCCAAATCTAGTAACATCCAATATAGGAGAAACATCAGGATTAGATGTTGACATTGTTGCCTTCAATATGAAGGATGTATTGCCTGTTGTTGGATTTAATATTCTTCTTCCGTTTCCATCATCCATTGCATAATCTTCTTTTGGATTAAAAGTTATAAAACTTGTTAGTCCACCAGTTGATTTTTCAGATAAGAATGAATATCCTAATGATGTATTTGCCATTGTTACTTCAGATGTAACAGTATTAATTAAATCATAAGCAAGATTTGAAGTTGGTTTGTCAATTAAGAATTGAGCCGTTGCAGGAGAAGTGCTAAACACTTTTCTAGAAATTCTAAACAACATATCTAGATTTTGGTCAGCTGTCCAAGTAGAACCATTCTGTGATTGGAACAATGAACCGCCATATGGTTGTTCAGATATTTGTAGACCAGAAACTATATCTAATTTACCAACTTCACCAACATAGGCTTCATATCCATTTGAGTTCGATAATAGAACAAAAGAATGTTCACCAGGCAACATATAGATTGGTGTATCAAACACAAAGTCCGTGCATTTTGTTGCGTCATCTAAATCTGGTGAATCTGTAATGTTAACTTTATCTGGTGTAAGCGTTACAGACCCATAAGGATAAACAATCGTTGAAGATGGATAGCCATTTACAGTCGGTCTTAGTTGTAGTGTAACAGGAGAAGTATCGTGTTTAGTTTTAAAACAAACTCTAATTTTCTCAACAAAAATACCCTGATTATATTGTGCAGGTGCAATTAAGAAAGTTTGTGCAAGTGGATCCCACCATCCGGCAACAGGAACATCATTTACACTTGTAGTTGTTGTAATTCTACTATCGTTGACAGAAGTTCTTTGGATTACTGGTTGAACAGTAGAGACAATAGTGTTTTCTGTTGTTTGCAATAAGCCTTGTGCAAAGAATGATGCATCACCATTTGTCGTTGATGAAGGAATATCACCTGTTGAAGTATCAATTAGTCTAAAAGATTTTTCACCAGTTCTAAATGTTGAAGTCGGAATATTAAAAATACCTGCAACATCGCCAGACCTAGTCGTTGTTAATCTACCAATTGAATAGAATGACGTTGTATCTGGTGTTGTAGTCCAAGCAGAAGAAATGGTTGCCGTTCTTGTTGCGGCGACATATGAGCTGATTGTTCTTTGTTGGCCAGCACCAGTTCCAGACACAATAGAAATTATGTTACTATTAGAAGTATTGCCATAGTAAACTTCATTGTTTGCACCAGTTGCATCTAGTGCTAATACAATTGTTGTTGATGTGGCAGTATTTGTTTTTCCAGAGTAATGTTCATATCCGGCAATTCGAATACTTGTTCCAGATATATCTCCAATA